AGGTTGTTCTGACCGGTGGGCAGCGCCCGCCACGACCGCAGCCACTTTTGCGTCTGACCGTTATCAGCGTAAGTATTTAAGTCAAGCGCGTAGATATTGCCGTTTTCATAGTCGCCAACGACAATTTTATTGTTAAACGCCATCTGGCAATTGCTGCGGTGCCGCGTAAACAATCCGTTATCCCAACCAGCACGCTCATGCCATGCGCCTGTAGCGACGTCGTAAACCCAAGTTGCGTTGCCACTAGGGAACGTTAGGACGTAAAAACTATGGCCGTCTTGCTGATAGGTGTAGGCAATCGCGTTGGTTAGTGTGCTGTACTGCTGAATCTGCCATTCGACGGCGTGCGTACTGATGCGCTGTCCGGTGTAGCCGTTAGCGCGGTAGACAATACCTTGCCCACGAGCGTCTGCACCAAGCCAAAACAGCCCGTTATCCATCTTGGCAATCGTGTACGCGGAGATGCACCCGATCTCATTAAACGCGCCTTGGATGCGCTGAAGCGGAAAGTCAGACGACCCTGTGTCATACCAGACCTCAACCGTTCCTGTGCCGTACACCCATACTTCGCGGTGATCGACAATAAGGCCCACCACGCCATCAGGCGAGCCTTCTGCGCTAGCAAAGTCAAGCGGGTCGATGGACGTGCCATCAAGCAGTTGCGTGACCCAGATGCGCTGGCTATTAGGCTCGTTAAAGACAAAATAGCCATCAAGGTAGCCAACCGTCACCGCGCCAGGGAAATCTTCGTCCAGTATTTGCGCGAACGTGTTGGTAAGGTTGTTATAGATGTAGCTTGGCCCGTTAGCCGCGATGAAAACTTGCGTACCGTTATCAGCAATACTGACCGGCCCAGTGCCTGCTATAACGCCAAGCAACGTCGGTGCGTAACTGGTTGTGATTTTGTATAGCGAATTGCCGGATACTACAAACGCAACGCTGCTGTCAGACGAGAAGGTCCATAGACCTCTGATCGGTCCTGTACCTATGGTTGCAAGTTTTAACAGCCCAGGACAGCGCTGAAGAAACGCGGGTTCTTTGCCACCCTCGGGTACAACTTCCGGAAACAAATTGACCATCCTCGCATCGGCTGCGTTGACGGACCGTGCAACGTAGGACGAGCCTAGGATCGGCGTTTTCATTAGAAGTTGTTAGCGTAGATGTTGTACCGTTGACGCGTTGCAACAATCGGGTATGGGATAGCCATAAGATCGCCGGGGAAGTTGATACGCTTGATGTTGCGCTTGCTTGTCATCGCAATGCGCTGCACTTGAGGCGATGGCTCAACACCAAACTCAGGTGCTAACTCACAGGCTAAGTTGTAGCGAAACGCACGCAAATAGCCTGGCGGGAAATAAATATCTGTAGCAACGCTCGATACTTCATCAAGCGTCTGCACCGAAATGATGTGCCACTCTAGCGCCTTAATGGGTACAGGGTAGACATACATTTCGATGTTCGGAAACGTGTTGTTGACCCACAGAACTTGCGGATACGTCGATGTGACCGTCTTAAACGCGATGCCATCGTACTGCTGCTGGTTGATCAACTTAACGCCAAACGATAGTCCAGAGGAAGGATCTTTAAAGTACGTGGCGTCGTCGATCTCAATAGGACGATTACCCACAAAGTCGCCCGTTGGACCTAACGTGCGCGAAAGGACGTTAGCAGGCCAAGTGAACACTTGATCTTGCGTACTGAACACTGACAGGCGTTCGGTGTCCCAAGACTGAATCATCTGGTTCATCGCCATGATGGAGTCTTGCATAACAGCCGCAGAGGGCGTTTCACCTTCCGCTAATACGCCAAGGAGTCTAAGCGACCCGTCAATGAGTTCAGCAGCAGTGGTCATAGTTCGGCCTCCTGAGTCCTACGACTGCGACGACGAGGTTGGAGTTCGTTAACAGGCTCAAGTTCGTCTGGCGCAGCATCAACAGTCAAGTTGTTGGGATCGTAATCTTCCCAACCGTTCTCTCTGTCACGGTCAGCTTCCATGTCAGATGTTGCAACTTTAGCACCATGCGAGGTGTGGCGGAGGTAGATGACGGCCATATTTTAATTGGGGGCCGAAGCCCCCCTTCCTTACACGCAGTGGATAAGAGCAAAATTAATAACAACTGCTTCCGACAACGATCCACCCGAAATGTTGCGTACTGTAATAGTCGCCGCCCCAGCACTTAAACCAGATACCCAGCAGTTATACGCGCCCGCAGTAGCACCGCCGCTTACGTTCAAAATCAAAATGTCGTTCGTAGAAATGAACGAGTTGTTCAACGTAAATGTTACGTTGGTTACGCTCGCCAAAGCTGCGTTGTTCATCGTGATTTGACCGGCAGACTTGTTCAGCGTTACGGCTGTAGACTTGCTAGTAGCTTGAGTTACCGTACCTTGCGCGGCTGCTGTATAACCAAACTGCTCATCGGACAGCACGTACTGTGCGCCGATAATGTCTTGGTCTGTGTAAGCAACGCCAATAGGCTTAGTGTTTGACATAGCTAATCCTTTTAAAAATAGGGGGCGAACCCCCTATCAATTACGCAATACGATAAGCCGTCCAAGTACCGGTACCGGTCTTGCGTGCTAGCCACTGCGAAGACGTGTTAGCCGATACCGCAGCGGTACCAACAATCGTCCAGCCCGTACCTGCGGTTACGGTCACAGCGTCAGTACCATCAATGTTGACGACTGCAAACGTGAACGCAGCGTTGACCTTAGCTGCCGAAGAAATTTCATCTTCGAGCAACGCAACGGTCGGCAACGTCATAGCACCAGCGGTGCCATCAAACGTGAACAGACCATTAGCCAGTTGCGCGGCGGTGACCGTTGCTGCGCCGGTTAGCGCAGTGGGTGCACCTTGGACAAACAACAAAGCCTCGCCGGTATTACCGTCGTTGTACTGATAGCCACCAGCACCGTTAGGAATTGCCATGATAGATCCTTTCAAAAAATAATTTGGTAGGGGGCCGAAGCCCCCTTATTGATTAGCCCCAGAGACGAACGCCCATTTGAGGACGGATCACGCTGTAGCCGTACAGCACGTCAATACGGCAGGGCATACGGTCGTTGTTGATGTCGTACTGGCGGACAATACGCATCGAAATACCGTTATGAACCTGACGCGACGCCATATCAACGCCTTGCGGCATCATCAGATCGGCGGTAGCGAACGTGATTGCATCTTTGTGGTAGACCAAGTTTTGTGGGTACTGCGATGAAGCTGCACCAACAAACGTTACGGCCTTGCTAGTAGCGGGGAGGCTATCTACGGTAGCTAAAGCGTTAGCTGCCGAATAGATAGGAGCAACAGTGATGTTACCTGCGCCAGAACCGTTAAGCGTGACGTCAACCGTCGCAACGAACTGGAACAGCGATCCAGTGGACTCGCGTGTCTGTGGGTTAACTGCATAGCAGTCAGCCACGGTAAACACATCGCCAGCCTTAACCGTCGCGCTAGCACCAGCGCCTGTGATGGCGATAGTGGTTGCGCCTTCGCTTGTCACAGCAGCCGAGGTCGTGCCGCCGGTCGCTGTACGCGAGCCAGTGGTGAACTGCTTGATCGACTGAGACATGTTGATCTCGTCAAACCCGAGCACACCCATACCCATCATGCCGTTTTTGAACTGGCGGCTGATCGTATCAGTGGGGTTGAAAAGACCTTTCATGCCTTCGACCAATCCAGCGTTAGCAGCTGGGTTGACTGTGGCGTAACGGGGCGACATGACCGCAGCGTTCTCGTTGAGCTTTTGCTGTGCTTGCAACAGAACCAGCGATGTAGCAGGCGTTGTACCAGGCGTACCAACGGTGTTACCGATGTATTTGTACGAGTTTGCAACGTCAGCGTCGATGCTGGCAGCAAGCTGGCTAATACGAGGCTTAAGCACACGCTCTGCGAAATCGTCCAACTGCAACGTCAATTCAGCAGATGTGAAGTTAACGCCGATGTGCTTTTGCGAAGCAACAGTCAACGTGGTGAACTGCTCGTTGTCGCTCTGAACTTGCAGCGCGGCGCCGTCGGTAACCAGAGCGCGGTCCGGGAGGCGGATACGCAGGGTTGAACCAATCTTAGCGCCTTCGACAGCAAAACTGTCGTCGTACTGACGGTTTACGTTACGGGTTAAGACAAGATTATTCTCAAGGATTTCAAGCGCCTTGCGGGTAATCATGTCAATGGTAAGTAGGCTATTTGCCATGACAATTCCTTTTTAAAAAGTTAGCGGACTCGGTTCTGAGCTTCCCATTTCTTAATCTGCCTTTGACGCTCGGCTTCAATCCACTCTGACGTTGACATTTCCTTTATCGAACGCGGGTCAGTCGTGTCTAAAACTCTTGCGTTGCCACCCCGAGGAGTGACAGGCTGAATCGGCGCTGGGGCACTCGACGATTTTTTAACAGGAGGATTTTCACTTAACTTAGCTTCGATCTTCCCAATCTCTTTTGCCTGCAAAAAAGGCGACAACTTGGCAATACGATCAGCTTCTTTTGGGTTAGATCCAAGGTAATACGCTACCTCGGGGCCAATATCAGAGGCTTGAATCGTCTCAGCCATCACTGTCGTGATTGGAAGACGGGGGTTGTACGCGACTTGTTCAAAGTCTTCGTACTTAGACCGCGCTTCTTCTTCGCGTTCGTGATAGACCTCAAGAACTTCGGCACGCTGTCGTTCTGCTTCACGTCGTGCAAGTAACTCTGCTGCCTTCCGTTCGGCTAGCGCTTCCGCGTAGTCTTCGGTCGATGCAAAACTATCTTGCGTCGGTAAATCACCAGACGGCACATTGGGCGTTGCGGCCCTCAGCTTCTGCTCTCGTTCCCACTTGCGTTGCTCTCTTGCAAGGCGTTTGCTGATCATCGCATCTATTTCAGCCTGGGTGTAACGCTTTTCCTCAGTCTGTTCCGACGCTTGTTCAGCTGCTTCCGGCGCATTTTGTGCACTTTCCGTGGTGGCCGTCACCTCGGGTGCTGGCGCGGATTCTACTTCCGCTAAGGCTTCTTGAACTTGCTCAGTCATCTTCGTTCCAAAGGAACCCTGGTCTACCGGGCCAGTACGGGTAATTAAACTTAAGTCTGGGGCAATCTTACATTAACTGTCAACTAAAACTTAATAGGCTGGCGAAATCAAACTTTTTTGCGACTGCACATAGAAGTTACCAGCAGCTAACGTAACGCTGCCGCCCGTGTTGTTGGACAAAATTAACGTGGTTGCGTTGGTTGCATTGACGTAACCGAATACCGTAACACCCTGCAAATCCTTATCGTATGCCGCAGTAACCATATCACCCAGCGCAGCGCCAGGCGTCGTTATGTTGACCGTCGTACGAGCGCCATTAGCAATCGTTGTTGATCCGTACGCTTGCGTGCCGTACGCTACTGGACCTTGATAGCTAGTGGTTGTCGATAGAACGCTTACGTTGCCGGTTTTATTGGTGGCAAACTGATTGCCTGTAACCATTAGACCTTCCAACAGCGCACTTTGTTCGACGTAACCATACGTCTGCGTACCGCCTGCACCGTTAGAGTCGTAGCACAAATTACCGCTAAACAGCGAGTAATTAGCGTTGTATGTTGAAGTGCCGTATCTTGCGACAATACCTGGTGAATTAGCGGTTTTTCCGTTGTTAAAGCAGTAGTTGTTGGCGCAAATACTGTTCTTGCCGCCTTGGTCAATGCCACTGCCAGCGTTGTCGATGCAGTAGTTACCCGAGATAATAGACAGCGCGGCCCAGTTTTCGATGCCTTGGCACACGTTTAAGTTAACGTCAGTACCTACTGAATCGCCGCAGTAGTTATTTAGGATCTGCAAGGATTTGCAGTTGGGGTCTTGCTCAGTCGTAATACCGCCACCAAACCGCCATCCTGATATGTAGTTGTTTGCGATTGTGCTTGCAGACATCGACACATTCAAGGCGCTATTCAGCATGATGTTGTTCGAGATAGTCGATTGCGTCACAACACCTGCCGACGTGGATACTAAAATCGCTTGGTTCTGCGTATTAACTGCCGTGTTTCGTTTGATGTAGTTGCCGTCAAACAAGTAGCGCGAACCACCGTTTGCTATCAAACCGAACCGATCCATGTTGACAAAACGACAATTCAATACTTTAACGTCAGTGCAAAGCTGGAAGGCAACCAAACCGATGTTGGTAGCAACTGTATAGCTGCCGCCGTCAAAGGTAAGACCTTCAATGACAACATTTGTTTTAGACGCACCAAACAACAAATCGGTCGTTGGCGTCGTAGCGCAAGTAATAGTAGCGTTGTAACCAAGCAAGGTGATGTTTGACACCAAGTTGATTTGAGTGCTTACCACGTAAGTACCGCTAGGAAAGTAAAGCGTCTTGCCTGCTGATTGCGTAATAGCGGTCTGAATGGCCGTTGTGTCATTAGCCACCCCGTCACCCACAGCGCCAAAATCTTTGACGCTAACAGTCTGCGCCAACTTGTTTGAGACGTTGGTGGCTGAACTGCTTGTAAACGGTGGCGTGTACGATATTTGAGTCGCAGTGCCATACGATGACCCGTTGATCTCAGAGTTCGTAAACTTGACTTTTTGCCCTGCCGTCAAACCCGTGTTAAACGTTACTGTCGTGCTATTAGTCTCTGTATACGCGTACTGCGCCCCTGGCCCGTATTGATTAATACCATCAACAAACACTGATAAGCTGTTTGTACCGGGGGCGTACTGCATCGTGGTCAGCGTGAACACTGTCTGACCAGACGTCGCAGTTTGGATCTCTTGGCTGTTGGTGTAATTCAAATAATTTGAATTGATGCCAGTCAAATTATCGTACGTTCCAATCAGCGCACCAGCACTGTCACGCAACACAAACTTGTAGCTAAGACCATCCGATAGCCAGATCTCGCCCGATGAGACGCGCCCTGCTGCGTCCAGCACGATTGGGTTTGTGTGCGCCGTTGAACCGGCTGACGATGTAAAGGTAGCTTGAGGTGTTGTGGTGCCCGCGGCGTATGAGTAAAGTAACCCGCCCGTCAAAGGGTTGCCGCTGCTATCAAAAAACTGTGCTGCCGCGCCACCAAGCGCTGAAATAAAGACGGTCATAGCTAACTCCTTATTGCAGCTCTGACGTTAAACTTTTGTTTAACGGACATGATCATCGTCATTATGATCCGGTTTTTCTTGGATTTGAGGCGTTACTTGAACTTTGAGTTTGTCAATCAAGGCAACCACTTGCACGTAAGGCATGGCGCCTAAAGCATTCAAAATACTATTAAGTTCATTAATATTTAAGTCAAGTTTGATATTCTGCATAGTCAATTCCAAGGCAAATCAACCTTAGTCGCTACAGGTTGTTTTTGCTCGTCAATCTGGTTTTGCACTTCTTGCTCAATCGACAAAACGCCAGCAGGCTCTAAAGCCTCTTTAGTCCAAGCAATGACTTGCTCATGCGTTAGTTGATCAAAAGGTAAGAAGTTGTTTGGGTCAGCAGGTTTAAGCATAACAGCATGGTTTGCAGAGGCTGTTAGCGCACCATCAACGCCTCTAACCGTGAAGTTGCTCAAGACCACGGTGTTTGGCCCAGGCGTTTGCATCACCCGCAGCGATTCAATTTTCCAAGTCAATACTGTTGCCATTATGAAGTCCTTTACGCTACAACAGCAAGTTTGCGAACAGTGCCGCCAGAATCTTTAATCTCTATGTAGCCTGCAATTGATAAAATAGTGCCTGTATACGTTCCAAAACTAACATTACCCGTGCCTTTGGGTGTGAAAAGTATGTCAATGTTTGAGTCGGAACCTCCAGCCATCAATTCAGCACCACTCCCTGTTACACCGCCTCTGGCCTGCAAATAGTTAACTGCTGAAGCAAGATTTCCTACCCTAAACTGTTCACCGCCACCAGTGCTAAAAACATGAAAACCGCTATTTTTAGCAAGATATTGAATAACAACGTTAGCATCTGATCCTTGAGCATTAATTTTGACTCGCGCACTAGATGAATTACCACCAGTGACTTCAAGATAATTGTAAGAATTTGCGGTATGCGCTACGCGAAATTGTCTATCCGTAGAGTTGGTAGCAAAGTCAAAAACACCCGTACCTTGCGTACCAAAATACATGGATACGTTGCTGTCGGACCCTGCGACATAAAACAACGGACTTGAGCCTGTTGGGGAGCCTACGACCTGAAAGTAATTAACGGTAGGTGCGCCAAAAGTGTATGCAAATAGTGATGTTCCGTCAGCCGTACCAAGGGAAACGCCGCCAAGAACACCCTTGCCGGTAAGTCTTAGTTCAATGTTTGTGTCAGTGCCGGTTGCAGCAATCGTTGCGGGATTGCCTGTAGACGACCCACTAAGCGTTAAGGTGTTGGTTGTCCCTGGAAGCGCTAAAGCGCCTGCGTCGCTAAGTGTAGCAACCGATTTTTGTATGACCTTACCCGACGTACCATCAAATCTTGCAAGCGCGTTATCGGTAGAAATCGTATCAGCGCCGCTAACATCACCATAGTCAACACCTGGCACAGCCGCAGCAATAACACCTGAACTTGCTTTCAACAGACCGGTTGTCGATGCTGCTTGAATGCTGTCACCTGCCGTGCCTGCGAACAAAGCAATTTGGTTGTTTACCGAAGAAGCAGGTCCACTTACGTTACCGGCAAGGTCTGTAATGCTTCCGGCAGTGATCTTGTAGCTTGTGCCGCCGCGAGCAATAGGTATTTCATCGCCTGACTGTGCCGGATTACCACTTGGCAACGCCGATATTTTGATGGTTGACATGGTTAGTCCTTACTTTGATATTTATACCGAATCAGCACCGATGGAGTCAGCAGCAACAAATTCAGGCACAATCCACTGACAAGTTGCTTCATCAAGTACAGCGTCTGGTGTTGGTTTTGGTGGGATAAACGCGTCACGAACGGGGTCGTAGGTGTAGCCGACCCCCGCATAATTTTTCCTGAAGTTGCCGTTGTAGCTGGTCTGCTTCCAGTGCGGATAGCCGCCTGACCAGTTTTGGAGAAACCAAACGCCTTTCCATTCTTGCTCTTGGCCGTTTTGGTCAAGCAGTTCGTTGTTGTGAACGACATGGACTTCAAGCACCACGTTGTTCTGATCTAGCTTTGCAAAGTGAGACATGCTTTACCTCAGAATGTGATCGTGCCGTTGCCGGTGAATTTGTAGGTGCGATAACCGCCACTTACTGTAATCGTTGGTGATCCTGTTGTTGCCGATGCTGCTGGATATGTGTCTACATAACGGACTATCACAACACCTGACCCACCGGCTCCCCCGGCAACAGAAGAACCACCAGCAGAGCCACCACCACCGCTACCAGTATTGATCGCCCCAGCAGTGGGTGAACCAACACCACTGGCTCCATTCCCGCCTATACTACTTCCACCAGATCCAGAAGATGTATAACCACCTCCGCCACCGCCTGCTGCATAAAAAACACCTGAGCTAGTAGGCCATTCACTGCCAGTACCGCCGGCACCGCTTACCGATCCAGAAGCGCTTGAACCAGCGCTTCCAGATCCGCCTCCGCCAGCACCACCAAAATTCCCTGACGCATTACTACCTGTTCCGCCGCTATTTCCTTGTGATGGAGATGTAGAAGGTGTATTTCCATTACCTGCTGCACCAGCACCATCATTTCCACCGCCTCCGCCTCCAGATCCGCCGTCACCACCAGTACGCGCCCCCGTTGAATTTGAGCCGCCACCGCCACCGCCATACGCTTTAATGGTATTTGTTCCTGCTCCTGATGGGCTTTCTGTAATACCTGTTCCCGCAATTGATGAATCCCCGCCGGATGATCCACGCGCTGATACTGATGTTGCCCCTGCTCCAGAGTTTCCAACGGTAATCGTATAAGTTGTTCCAAACGTCAGCGTTAGATTTGTTGATGATTTTCTAAAGCCACCAGCACCGCCCCCACCGCCAGAATTAATACCACCTCCACCACCGCCCGCAACAAGAAGGTATTCAATTGAAATTGTTTGGCTAATGGTGTTTGAAGAAACATTGCTATACGAAATCCAGCCTTGCGTTGCGTCAACATAAACTAAATTCACAGAGCCGCGACTTGTATTAATTATTCCGTTCGCTGTTGATCCGTTTAATTTATTGCTGTTAGGGTTAACCGTCAGGTTATTAGTACCCCACGTCCCCGCATAATCTGTCAGCGTAATAAGATTTCCTGCGCTTGGACTAGCAGGTAGCGTGACGGTAAATGCTGCTGAGGTTGTATTACACGGATAGGCATTTCCGGCTACAGCTGTAAACCCCGTGGTCTGCACGGATTGCCAAGAAAGACCGCCACCGCCGCCGGTCGCAGTTAACGTACCAGCAGCTAAAGAAAGACCGGACCCAACCGTTACGTTGGAAAAACCACCCGACCCATTGTTAGCAAGTAATTGCGCGTTCGTACCTGTTGTTGCTGCCGCGTAATCAGTGCCAGCAGCAGCATTGCTAAAGCCTCCAGTACCAGAACCTTTAAGTATGCTTGTGCCTGATGTTGCCGGAGCATAATCTGTACCGCTTGTAGCCGCTGCAATCACACCAGAAGACGCTTTAAGGACACCTGTTGTCGTTGCAGCTTTGATCAATTTGCCCGTTGTGCTGTCAAACAATGCAATTTGATTATCAACTGAGGATGCTGGACCATCTACATCACCACCAAGTGACGCAATGCTGCCTGCTGTAATTTTGTAATTAGCACCGCCACGCGCTATAGGGATCTCATCACCTGATTGCGCTGGGTTACCGCTTGTTAGTGCGGAGATCTTGGAATCTGCCATTGATTACTCCAACTCAAAACGATTATTTGGTGCTGTGCCTACTTCTTGCACAAGATAGCCAGACGTTTCTAAGATAATAAAATTTCCGGAGGGTGGTGTAGGAACATCTTTAGATCCTGAAAATAAAGACGTAATACCCGCTAGCCCTATAGCAACAGAATTTCTAAGATCAACGCCGAAGTAACTCATTGCTTGTTAATAGGCTTACAGTAAGCGGTTCCGTCAGTGCCACCAACCCGCAGAACACTAACACGCCACGGAGCACCAGTGGTATTCAAGGGCACAACAAAAGGTATGGGTGTGTTAGCTGTGATTGCAGTGCTGGCTGTTGTAGCAACAGCGTCTACACCAACTTCAACATAACACGCTACATCGCACCACACTAAGACACCTTGTGGCCCTGCGCCCCACGCTGTCGTGTTGCCAGCCGTAGCACCGGCTGTTGCTGTGTAGGTCGGGTAATCGGTTTTACCCATAGGGTTAAGAAGTTCCATCTTGGTTCCTTATGCAAGAAACTTAAGTTTGTATATTGTACTTAAGTACAGCCCCACAATCTCATCGATGATGTTTTGTATTGCGGTTTCGCTCTTATCACACACTTCATACCTGATTTTTCCGATCTCATCAACTTGATCTTGCATAAAATCTAGGATGTTAGAGGTTTTACCAGCATTCATCAATGAAATTGGGCCAATTAAACCATGTTTGCCCTGATAGGCTTCAGCAAATTTATCGGCTAGATCAACAATCTCGTCGTAAAACTTACCTAGCGCTTTGTGTTTGCTGTAGCTGCGCGTATTTAAGTGTACAGAGTGGGCAACATCACGGGCCAAAAACAACATACCTACAAATTCAGCGCATTTCATGGCTAGCTTTCCTGTGGTACTACATTAGGCATTGGTCTGGCTTGTTGAGCTTCTTCTTGGCGGGCCATAATCTCAGCTTCTAGGCCCATACCCTCTGACTCGGGCATGATTGGACCTTGCATTTGCTGCGGAGGTACTAAATCACCCGCATCGTGCGCCGCAGCAAGCGTGCCCATCACAATATCTTGAATTTGCTCCATCGACATACCGGGCATTGTGGCCGAAATACGCTTAGTTTCAGCATCAAACGCCTTAATTTTAGCTTCAAATTCACGTACTTGGACGTCTCTGGCCTCAATCGACTGATTAACGTTCATCAGCATATCGTGCATCTGCTGCATCTCAGCAGCCATTGCTTCCATTTGCTTTTGAGCCGCTTGTAGTGCTGGATCGTTGTCTTGATCAGCAAGCAGTTGTGGGTCAATTGTCTTGCGAAGCCGTGCTGCCATCTCCTGAGCACCGGGCCAATCCATGTTTTTAACAAACAAATCGCCTGCCACGGCCCACAAGTTGGGGTTGCCCTGCAAGATCTGCGACATGGCGTCCATCGACTCCTGACGCTTGGTCATATAGCTTGGGCCTGTGGTCACCACTACGTCGTAACGGCCTACTGATGGGTTGTAGATCTTATCGATTACCACGCCCGTCTGATCCATGATCTTTTTGACCGGCTCTTGCTGAGTCGGATCGATCTTGACCATGTTGGTTTCACCATCAATACCAACAATTCTAGCAATACGCTGCGTGTCGTAGATTTTTGGTATCAAATCCACCAGTTGACGGGTCACGTAGCGCACAGCACGCGCTAAATTGTCCACATAGTGGTACGTACCGGTGTCAGATTCCTTCTGTCTTGCTAAAATAGCACGTCCAGAACGTTCGTTTGACACCTGGCCCAGACTTGCATCGTACTGGCCTGTGGTAGCTTTGATGTCCTCAGAAGCCCCCATTTTAGCCTGTATGAGGCCCGTTTGAGGTAAAGGTGGTGCAGCACGCTGTGGCAGCGGCAGAATCGATCCTGCGCCGTCTGTAACGTCTGGATTGACCTCTAAATACGGCCAGTTTTGCGTGTTAGCCGTCTTCCACTGGTACTCATAGCCCTCAAACTGACCGCCATACCCAATAAATGGCGCTTTAGGGGCAAGCGCAAGCATTTCAGCTTCTTGGCTTGTCCAGTAGTTATACATCCGTTGGGCATCTTTGGCGTTACGCACAATGCCTGAAATGAAGATACGACCGTCAACTTGGAACTCGTTACCCACTACACGTACGACAGGTATCCAGTTGCCCGCCCACTCACGTTCTTCAAGCACCTCAAAGCCATTGGTTTTCATCCACATGACTTTTTTACGGTCTACCTGACGCTCACGTATGGGCACTAGACCCATCGAGCGCAGCGTAGCGTCTTCGACAGACCCTTTAAACACCGATTTATTGCCAGGGAACAAGTAAAGCGTTTCCCGCTTGTGTGCGATGTAGAAATACTCAGCAATACGGATCGTATCTTCGGTAATCCACTGACTGATGTCTTGGTCGCCAATACCTTGCGCCATGATCGATGACAGCGGCGCAGCGTTAGGATACATGCGCTGGTAGTCTTCCTTGAGCATGTCCTCAGTAATGAAGCACCACTCAGCGTCCGCCCCGCACGGATCTTGGATCAGCGGGTCCATATAGACACTGAAGCTATTGCGTACGCGAGCGATCTTGATGTCTTGATCAAAACTATCTTCGTAGCAATACTCGGTCAGGATACGAATGTAGCCCTCACCGTAAGTTACTTGGTTCTCGCACGCCGTGTCATAAGCGACGTCAGCGTCTGACATGTACTCAATGTGCCGCACAATACCGTCGAGCACCTCAGCGACCTCTACGTCAGCCTGATCATTGACGGGTATGACCTTGCCGCTTGGTCGGTTCTGGCGCTGCTCGTTGGTTACCTGCCTTACGTGCTGCGGCAGCTTGTTGATCGTCAGGCACGGTCTGGCGTTGACCGTCTGCCCTTGCACCGAGCCGCGTGTTGCCAGTACATCTTGCGGCCATTGCCACTGGTTATCAGGCGAGCCTGCCATGAATCGCAAGTCATCTAACTCATCTTCACGGCTTTCCGAGTACGCACCGATCGCCTGCCGCAGTCGATCACGCATCAGTTGCAACGTGTCGCGATGGTCTTTCTGGTCCGGCCCACCGCGTGCAGATACTTTACCTGCGCCCTCGATACCTGTAGGATCTTGTTTAAGCGTTGCCATTATTTTTTCTTTGTTGTCGGTGCTTTTTTAGCAGCTTCGCGCTTTACATCCAAGCAATAAACCCAAAAATTTTGCGCTTTCATTTTTAACCCTGTATAATATGCAATAGCAACGTAAGGAGCTATCGTATATGAAAAAACGTGACCGAACTGGCGCTATTTTGACTTGCGCCGTATGTAATAAACTTTTTAGAGTCCCCACATATAGAAAAGAAAAAGCTAAATATTGCTCTCGTTCTTGCTTGGCAAAAGAGCATTTGGAACAATTTTCGCATTTTCGTTTTCGTCCTACTGGTAAACCAACTCGCACTTACAAAACCATGAATGTAAATGGGAAACAAGTGCGTGTCCATAGATACATTATGGAACAGCATTTGGGCAGAAAATTGGCTTCGTGGGAGCATGTCCATCACATCAATGGTAATTCTCATGACAACCGGTTAGAAAATTTAGCTGTTTTGTCAAATGCAGCACACCAAAAAATTGAGCTTGAAGAACGCATGCGGCCTATTTGGAGCGCTTTGAAACAGGATTCTTTGCCGCAGGAGATTTCGCCGCCGCACGTTTAATAGAATACGCAATTGCAACACTTTGGGCTATCGGTTTTCCTGCGGCAACTTCAGCCTTGATGTTCTTGCGAAAGGCTTCTTTGCTGGTTGATTTTACGAGTGGCATTATTTTCCTTTCATCGGCTTTTTGGCAGTCTTTGCCGAGTCACGAAAGTCCTTTGCTGTAGGGGCACCCTTAGTGCCAGGCTTACGCATCTTCTCACCACTGCCCGCAGCGATGCGTTCGCGTTTAGCATGGATTGCAGCGTATAGTCCAGGTTTAGTAGCCATGATTAGCACTTCCATCGTTTAAGTGATGCTTTAGCTCGCTCGGCGTCGCCTTTAGCGTTCTTAACAACGCCAGACATCCTAGAGCAAAACGATGCCTTGCGCCCCTTGTCTGCCTCGGTCTTAGGATTCGGTGCGGGTGCCTTAAGATTACTACCTGTCTCGCGGTTATACTTCTCACGGCCCTTAGCCGTCAGCCCTGCGCCCTTAGACACTGGCAGCTTCTCACCACGTCCGACTGATAGTGACACACCTTTCTTTGCCATCAAGCACTCATCCAAGATGTCGTTACGCCGTTAGCGTTATACGCACGATTAGTAGGCTTTTCAGTATACTGCCTGTGCGCGACAGGAAATGCAAACGTTACTGCCAGTGCGTCAGCAGCGTCGGGTGATGCTAATCCTCGGGCTTTCATTTCCTTTTTGCCTTCCAAGAAAATTGTACCCGACGAATTGGGTTTTATGGTAGGCCCAACCAGATCAGACTTTAACGCCCTATCGTTCGGAATGGAAGCAGTTTTAAGCCACTCCTTCATCGTGCCCCACAGCTCGGCCCGCTTGTTACCGTACATCACAGGGTTCTTTGCCTTCCAACCAAAGTTCACCCCTCTCACCACCTTGTAGCGCTGCTCGTGTAGCCTATCTAATATACCGTACCCTAGCCCACCTTCGTCCAGCACCACGAGCGTTGGCTTGTACTGCTCAATCGCATCAATCACCCGACCCACGATCGTCATCGTGTCCTCGCCATGATACCGATGGATCGCCACCAGGTCACGCCCCTGCCGCACCGCGATCACTGTCGAGTCCGCCCCACCTCGTGCTGGATCGACCCCGATCACGATCGGCGCAGTCTCGTCCTTGTACCGAGGTCTGGCGGCAGCGTCAGCCACATGGCTTGGCGAGATGAACTGATCGTCACCACTTGATGGAAACTCACCGTACACCTCGACCCGCGCCTGGCTTGAGTCCTCACCGTACTCCTCAATGATCTGTCGATACACCTGCTTGTCGGTGTCCTCAACCGTCCTTGCGTCCACTTGCCTCGTGTGCCAGAAGTCACGCTTGGCGTGGAAGCACTCAAAAAAGTACCCCGTGTTGCGTCGCGGGTTACTGAACGCGAACCAATACCTATCTAATATGTTCTCTGTAAAGAACCCAGCCCCCACCGACCAGATGCCGTCAGGAATACCTGACGCCTCATCAAAGATCAGCATCATGCCGTCATGGTTGTGCACCCCTGCGTAGCTGTCAGGGTTTTCTTCCGACCACAACTTACCCTCTGCGGCCCAGTAGCGCGTTCCCTTCCGTAGGTCACGCTCCACGATGTCGCATAGCCACTTAGCCGGTTGCAGCTTGGTTGCGCTGATCTCCCACCAGTGCGCGTTGATGATCATCGTAGACCACTTAGTTAGCTCGCCCCATGTCACCGACCGTAGCTGCGCCTCACTGTTAGCGCTCACAATTACGCTTGACCCTATCCGTGTGGACAGCATCCACATAATCAGCCAGCTCACCAGCGCCGACTTACCGATCCCTCGACCTGAACTGACTGCCTCTCGCAGCGTGTCCATGTCTACCTTACCCTTGTTCTCCTGTATGTGCGCCTTGATGTCGCGCAGCACCTGTCGCTGCCACATGCGCGGGCCGTCGTACTTCGCCAGCGGCGTGTTCTCCTGCCCCCACGGGAAGGCGAACAATACAAACGCTTCCGGGTCGTCTTTAATCGCGGGGGACCACAACCGCGTCATCAGCAGTTGCTCGTCTTCCGGATTGTATATTGGTTTCTGCATGTGTTAGCTTTTCACTTTGTGGCGTCACGTCGATCACTTTACCCTCATCAACGCGCGTCTCCGCCGCTCTGAGCGCGTCGATCACGCTGATGCGCTGATCCACCTCAATACTCACCGCCTGCTTGGCGACCCAACCATGCGTGTGCTTCAGTATCTCTAGCGCCGCCTTAGCGTCGCCTTGCCGCGCCGCGTTCAACATGTGCTGGCTGTGCTCGCGCTCACTATCTGCGCGTCCCTTGAGTTCGGCAATTTCGGCAAGTTTGTCATGCTGTTTAAGTAGCCGGTACTCTACAGGTAACAACCCTGCCGCTAACGCCAACGAATCTTCTTTCAAGCCAAGATACGCAGCGTTGTAGATGCGCTCCAGTACAGCTTCTGTCGCTTCAATCGTTCGGACTGTGAGGGGTAGGCTCTTAAACATAGCGTGACAATTTTACCAAGATGACCTAAGCGTAAGGGATTCTAATACTTTTGGCTAGGGGCATGTAATTTAATAAAAATAAAAAAATTTCTTGTGGACCCTCCGGCCCTGACCTGCCAGGCCGTCGGCCCTACCCGGGGGGCCTCAAGCCAAGCCGCCCCGACCGACCGCCGACCGACCGCCGACCGACCGCCGACCGACCGCCGACCGACCGCCGACCGACCGCCGACCGACCGCCGACCGACCGCCGACCGACCGCCGACCGACCGCCGACCGACCGCCGACCGATTGGCAATTTGGGTCATGCTCCAAAGTTTGTAGCAATTGGCAATCTAGGCAATGATCTGCTATTTGTAACCATTGGCAGTTTGGGTCATGCTCTAGACTTTGTAACCATTGGCAATCTTGGCAATGACAAGACAATTGCCAAGATTGCCAATGATTTTGGGCGGGGGAATAAGCGCGGGGGGCGATGGGGGCGAAAAGCCCAAAATCATTGGCAATCTTGGCAAAATTGTCATGCCTTTTAAGTTAGCCTAGCCCCACTTTGATAGCTCCTTGCAATAGAAAATAAATGACAATATTGCCAATAGCCGTGTAATCTCCTTGTAAATCAACGATTTAACATTGGCAATCATTGGCAATCCACCCCCCATTTCCTGGGCAATTCACGCCTTTAAACTTGCCAATCTTGCATTTTGCAAAACAATGCTTTACACTGAAGGCTCACAAACAAACTTGAGGGGTTAAAAATGACGACACAACAAGTAATTGCACTGGCGCGTAAACACGCATCTTGCAGTAACTCTCGCTTCTGCCTGGAAGATGCTATTCGCATCATTGACTCGGAAAACTTCACGTATCCCGAGCGCCAGCAGTACGCTAAAGACTGGGCGATACGCTCGCTCAGCTATTCTGTTGGCATCTTTCATCCAGACTACAAGAAAGCAACACGCTAATTTGAGGGCCTACGGGCCTTTTTAATCCAATACAGTAAAGGACAATCAATCATGGCAACTTACAACGGATGGACGAACTACGCGACTTGGCGCGTCAATCTTGAAATATTTGATGGCATGACAGCACGCGACTTAACAGGACGCACTGTATTTTCCGTTGCGGAATTAAAAGACGCGTGCGCCGAATATGCTGAAGAACTAATCGACGCAACGTCAAACGAAGGTCTTGCGCGTGATTACGCAAGAGCTTTCTTGTCCGATGTTGACTGGTGGGCAATTGCTAATCATTTGATCGCAAATGACGAAGACGAAGACGAAGACGAAGACGAAGACGAAGACGACTATCCCGACGGCGTTGATGATCCTCATTACGTAGTAACTGGCTGCGAATGAAAAAGCATGATCGCGTCACAACGCCCAAAGGCCTAGGCGTGGTCGAAGGCGTGCACGGCGATAGCATCACCGTGCGCTTGATCGGCCAACGCTTTCCGCTGCCTGAATGGCTCGTGTATCCGCGCAAGCAATTGCGCCTAGTGCGCGACAAGAAAACCATTGAAAACTATGGGGAGGCATTGTACTAATGAACCCAACCAGAGCCGCGCATAAGGTCGTCAGCATGTACGGCGATCATGCGCTTGTATTTTGCTCTTACATGGCCGATAAGTTCGCCCACGATGGGCTTGGATATCGCTATTGGTTGGCAGTAGCTCATATTATTGAAGGGATGAAAAATGACTGACTGGATAGTCGCGCTTGTGTTCGGCGTTGCGCTTGCCTGCGCTATTTTCTTCAACTTATAGGGTGTATCAAATGAAAACTAACGAACTAATCGGCGCTGCCCTTGACTGGGCAGTCGCGAAGTGTGAGGGTGAAGAAGTGAGGTTAATAAAAGGCCAACTTGAAACCCTGTGGACAAACAACGGCTATAAACCATCAACCAATTGGGCGCTGGGTGGCCCGATAGTGGAGCGCGAGGGAGTTGATATTGACTGCGTTCGTTGCGAGGGGAAGATAGATGGGTGGATCGCAGCACTGCCCTTGTTCGACGAAGCAAAGTATGAGGAACCCTCTCCAACCCCATTGATAGCAGCCATGCGCTGCTATGTGGCAAGCAAGTTAGGCGATGAAGTTGAAATACCAAAGGAACTAACAGCATGACCGACGACAATAAACCGCCTGAATGGCTCGCGCTACTCGCGCACCAAATCACGCCAGATAGATGGTGCGTGCCCGTCGAAACCATATGGCGGCGCTATGGCTGGCGACCGCCTTCGACCGAGTGTCCTGAAACAATGGCAAAACACAAAGCGTTTAGGACATGGACGTTACCGCCATGCTAACAGCGCTGATTGCAATATTGCTTGCGTGGATGATTAGCGAACTGCTAGACTTGTGACCTCCTCAAGTTGGGGTGACGATGCCCCTACTCTTATGCCCGTCCAAGTGACGGGCTTTTTTTTACTTTACAAGCGTCATCTTAGAAGGCGGCGCAGTATCTTCGACCAAGCGCCTTAGCTCGGACTTGCTTAGTCGATTGGCAAGCTCAGGAGCAGCAAAGACATGCTTCTTAGTCGAATACTCTGCCGACGCTAACCGGCCCACGTCGACCCATCCGGCTTCTTTGAGCGCATGTAACAGCGCAGCCTGGGGAACTTTGATACCGGCAGGCATACTGCCAAGCAATCGATCAATAAGCGCATGGAAGGGCGACCCGACTGCACCTTTACTAAACTCACCCTGGCGGCGGCGCATCATGTCGACAAGCCAACTCTCAGCCGTGCTCATAGAGTGTTCAACAAGATTCGATTTGAACTCGGTCCATGCAGGCGTAGCGGCAGGGTTAAACGCCGATACGTCGCGCTGATAGAGCCATGCGGCAATGGCGACAAACCCATGAGACTTGTACCACTCCCAAAGTTGCCTTGCATCATCATCGCGCATACGAGGCGCACGCGACCATATGCAAAACCAGCGCCTATCCTGCGAGTCAAGCGATATGGGCAGCGGGTCATTCGTGAACGACAACACGAACAATCGGTTAAGCATGTCATAAGGATGCAGGCCTTTGCGATTGATCGGAAGCATCTCTGGAGGCGCAGCGATGATGGGCTTAAGTTTATTCGCAAGCGCACGCCGCGCAGCCGCCTCGGGTTCCTTCAACTCGTTGATGATCAACACCTCGGACTCAAGTTGATAACCCCACTGCGACGACAGCGAATCGTTATCGAGCAGACCGCGATTCTTCAATCCTGGCCCGCATACCGCCCAAAGAAAAGGCGCCCACATAGTGTCCTTACCGCACCCTTGATCGCCGCCATGCAGCACGGCGTGATTGATTTTGACTTCGGGATGCTGCAACTTGTATGCCATCACGTTAAAAAGATGCTCGCGCTCGCTAGGCTCAGGCACCAAGCGCTCGCAGTGCTCAAGCCAAGGGCTAACGTCCCCAACGTATGCTTTATCGACTTCAGGACGCGCATCGCGCCAACGGTTGCCATACACGTCCCCATCACGCGCAACAAGCAGACTTTCGCCTGCTGCATAGGTCACGCCCACTAGGGTACGAGCGCCCATCGCCTGGCGCTGCTCATCAAATGCGGTAGCTGCCTCGACCTTACGCTTACTGTTGATCGAGATGCAATTCACATGGCGATAGAGCGCATTGAACACGTAACGCGGCACCTCGCGCCGATCTTGCATATCAAAAAACGAATCGTCGGATTGAAGATATGCAAAGCGCTCAAACCATCCCTTCATCTCCACGCGACCAAGTTCTTTGCGCTCAACTTCCTCGATGACTTTCTTAGCATCATCACTAAAGAACGTCGAAGGCTCGATCTTGTTAAGGGTCGATTGCATGGTGGCCGCAAGCAGATCATCACGCAAGCCAAGCGCGTGTTCAGGCCCGCCCTGCTCGGCGACCCACGATAAGAACGTCTTGGTGTCGAAGTCCACGCAGTGCGAGTGAAGGCAGCAATACGCCCGCAGGGCAGGCTTATAACGCCCTTCGGGGTTGCCGTCCGTGTGCGCGGCATGGTTCGGGCAGATCACGCCAGCCCATCCTTCTTGGTTCGGGCGCGACAAGACAAGACCCTGCGCGGCAAGCCACGCAAAGACATCATCATCGCCCGTGTCAGCGATCTTGATCGGGCTTGGGCCTGCGCTATCAGCCTCGCTCGGCGTAACGCCTAGCGCCTCGCAGATCTGAGGCAGCGTAAACAGTCGATCGGGGTGGAACTCGACAAGCTGCGCGGCAAAGTTATTGCGACCTGGCTTAAGGTTGATCGAGCCAGGCAAGCGAAAGTTACGCACGGCGTTGGTTGCGCCTGGGTCGGTGTAACCTGCGTTGGCAATTGCTTTAATAGCCGCGCTGAACTCGCTTTTGGTGGGTTGGTCATCGCTAAAGGCATAGCCATACTGGTACGACCCAGGCGATGTTTCCATAATCCACGTCGGCGCAAGCGTCGGCGCCTTCGACTTAGTGCCCACGTCATCAAGCACAAGCACCAGACAGTACTCACAGTTAGCCGCCGATGCCGACACATGATCGCCAAAGCGATCAACAATAAACGACGCAGTATTGCCATACCACGCCTGATCGGGCTTGATCTTCTTAATGTCCGGCAGATGGGCAGGCCATGTGCACTTAATCGCGCCATCCGCATGGAACTGTAGTTGACCGTCCTTCATCATAGGCTTTTGCCGCACGATGAGCGGCGTTTCGCCCTCGGGCGCAAGAGAAATTAGGAACTCCAAAAAATTTTTTGTCATTTTCCGTACCTTGTCATAACGTTGATCTCGGCCTCTAAGGGCAGACCGCTTGCCCATGCGGGCGACGTACACATGACGCTATGCAGCATTGCCACCGCAGCGTCAGCGTCAGACGCTGGAACCTCTAAAACAATCTCATCATGCACATGCAACACCACGCCATCAAGCTGACGCAGCGACGAGCGCAAGATGTCGTTAGCCGCTGCCTGGCAGATGTTCTCTGCTGCCAATCCCTTCCACAGCCGCGCTCTAGGCCACTCCTTAGCGTCCGCAGCAGGCTTCCATGACGCCTTAGCGTAGGACACGCCATCTTCCTCTAGCCTAGCGTAGGGATAGCATAGGATGCGCCCTGACGGCAGCGCGTACCATAGGTGCTGACCGTCAAAATAATATGTCACACGGCCAGCCTTAAACTCAGACTTTGGATGCTTCATCGCACGCAAGTAACCGGACTCAAGTGCCTGCCAGTAGTGCACCGCCCACGGGTTAGCGCGACGCCACGCGTCCACCATGCGCCTGCTGTCAGCCTCGGGAAGGTTAACGCCATAAATGCGCCCCATCGAGGCGAACGCACCCACGCCGCCACCGTAACCACAGGCAAGCTCTTGGACCTTCCCGATCTGGCGCTGCTCCTTGTCGATCTGTTCAATGGGCACGTTAAAGGTTCGACTCGCGTTGTGTTTGTAAATGTCAGCGCCCGTGCGAAACAAATCTAACTTAGCCTCAGACGTCACATGCGCTGACAGCCACGGGTTCATACGCGCTTCAATAGCCGCCCAATCTGCTACGATAAGCACATGCTCAGGCGCAGGCATCAGCGCAGGCCGTAGCATTCCTTTAAGTACGTCAGTGACGCGTCGCCCGTAGGTCGGCACGATCTTGTGACCGCGCACCATCGCGTGCCGCACAGCCTCGGGGTCATCCGCACACTTGCGCGTGAAATTGTGAACTTGTGCGCCGTAAGACGACGCACGACCCGTGGCCGAGCCGCCAGCGAATACGAACGCACCCCTGACGCGATGGTCCTCATCATCTGCAAGCGCAGCCAGGCGAGCGAACTTCGCCACACTGCTAGCCCACAGGTCGTCCGCGCACTGGATCACGTCAGCAACGTCCGGTGGCACCTGTTCAGGATCGTCCATCGCAAGCAAATTAGCGCGAACGGTCTTATCAATCGAATACTTCTTCTCACCGTCCTTGTAAGACTCCATGAGCTTGAGCGCCTCAGGACCAACGCGGTCCATGACCCACTGACGCATCTTGGGCGAGCGCACGCTCATAATCTCACCTTGCGTTACTTCAGCGACCAGTTGCTCGATCTCGACCAACTCGTCTGACGCGTAGTCGATCGCGGCCTTGCACAGCGCTACGTCCACCAGCACACCACGGTCGTTGATGCGCTCGTTCACATGGTAGTCGGCTAGTTCTTCGGCTGATAGGTCGCGCATGGCCTTGGAGATGGCTCGCATGGCGCGAACGTCTTGTTCACAGTAGGCCACCATCTCGGCAAAAAGTGCCGCATCTTGGCAAAACTTGCCGTCTGCCTGCGGCATACATAGCCGCCTTATCAGTTGCGCCCCACGGTAGTCCTTACGCATGTCTGCGCTAGCAAACCGCCCCACGTCCTCAAGCGACCCTGGCGCACAGTTAGCACGCGCCTGTGTTGCAGTGCAATAAAACTGCTCAAGTCGGGGTTCAGGAACGTCAAATTCCGGACAAACCACATACCACAGAATTAAACGATCAAACGCCGCGTTATGAACATAGATGCGGCCGCCATTTGCGAAGTGATCCGCCACACGCTGGGGGAAAGGTTGATCAGGTATCCAAGTTTTAACTTCCTCGTCGTCAAACGCATATGACAAACACAGTAACGATGTCGATGGGTCTTGAGCGTAGTTGTAAGAGCCCCTTGAAATAAGATCAACGCGACTTCTTGTTTCTGTGTCAAGCCACAATACACTCATGCGAACCACCATACGTATCCATACGCGGGCTTTCCGCGTTTCATCGCTCCGCTGATACCACCAGTTTGCTTGCCGCGTAGGGCAATTTCAGCCGCGATTTGACTCCCAAAACATACCGTCGTCTTGGTGCGTAAGTTGATGCCCATGACGCGCTTTTCCGGTTTGACTCGCCGCCCAGCGGCTAGCGCGTGCTGCACGTTTTCCTTGCGCGATACCCACTCTAAATTGTCTACGCGGTTATCACGCCTCAAAAAATTTTTGTGGTTGACTTCGCGGTGGCCTTGCGGGTTAGGGATGAACGCCTGCGCTACAAGCTGATGTATGGTTTTAACGACGCGGGTTTGTTTACCGCCCGAATACAAATGAACGCAGGCATATCCGTGTTTCATGATGTTCGGTTTAAGCGGTCGATTGGTACGTTTTGACAATACGCGTCCAATGTCGCTGACTTCATACAACCCCTCATAGCCTGACACATCTTTCCAGCTTTCAGTCATATTTAAAATCAGCACGCTCATCTACGGACCCAACGTCGGTTCAGCATTTTGTGCAGCCAACACAACCAACTCCGAAGCGGTGCGCCTGATCTGCATCGCGCACTCAAGCGCACCAACCGCATCACACATGTCGCATAGATGCTTATATTCGCGCAATAAATGCGTAAGCGTTTCATAAGGGTGTTCCATCGTTTTCTCCAAAGAAAAAAAAGCCACGGCTGTTACACCGTGGCTCTCCAAGCTAGTTAGGCTACGCGACGACGACGACGCGGCGCATCTTCAGCGGCGGGGTTGGCCTCCTCCGGTGCGTCCACTTCCTCGGTCTTACCGTCCATGCTTGCCCACTCCACAACTTCAAACACTGGCGTGAATATCTTGCCATAGCTTTTGTGTGTGTAGTGGTCCTTCTTGAGCCTCACGACAGGCACAGGCTTTGATTGATCCTTCTCAACCTGCGCGGCGATCGCTAGCGCGAGCGTCTGTACGCTGCGCTTACCACCGACTGACGTGGTGGTATAGCGGGCTTCCATACCTTGATCGTCGCCTGTCAGACACTTAAGCGACATGCCGACTTGGGTTTCCCAACCCTTCTTTGCGCCTGGCGGGGCGACATCGATGTTGGGCAAAGGCTCAGATACCGACACCATCTTCTCAGCCAACACCTCGCCATCACCCCACGCAATGTAGCCGTGGACAAACGAGAAGGGATTGACTGCCCAAGTCGAACCATCTTCGATCTCGGTCTGATCAGCACCAAAGACCCAGTGGCCGGTCTTGTCCATCTTAAGAATGACGATGCCAGACGGGCCAACGTCCTTTTCAAGTGTACGCAGTGCTGTGGAAAGGCTTGCTACTGATGGGAGATTTGCTTGACTGAAAGCTACTAGATTAGACATCACGATTTCCTTACTGAAGTTTAGAAAGGGCAGCAGTTAAGTGCAACCCAACGTTAAGCACGGCAGGCCGGGGATCGCTCTCCGGCGCTAACGTGCTGCCGCTCGACACTGCGATGACAAGATCGTCAGGCAGTGCTAGCTTGCTCTTTTTCAGCACCTTCTCAGCTTGAGTAGGGCTAATTAATTCGGTCTTACGGCGCTCGCTGTCAGGGATGCCAAGCTGCGCCAGTGCAGCGTCTGCTTTGCTCTCGTCCGCCCACTGACGCGTTGCGCGTTTCGATACAAGTTTATACCCCGGCACGGGCATGTTTTTCTCAAGCCGGTTATACGCCAACTTGCGAGCCTCTGCGATGAAGGACTCTAGCTTATCAGCCATCTCAAGCGCCGACGCTAATTGATCAGGCGCAAGCGCCTCTAGCTTCAGATGCACAACGCGATCGATCTCGCCGGTCATCTTAGGGCAGACGGGCTTGCCTGTGCACCAGCGGCACCAATCACCAATCTCAAGCGGCGCGTTGGGTTTGCTGGCTAAGGTCACAGCCGTCTGTAGTTCGGCGACAAACTGCTGCACACGCTCAAAGGTCGTCACCCAGCGCCGCACGGCAGGCGGCTGTACGATGATGATCTCGATCTCATCTGCGAAATAAAACACCCACGACAGCTTATTAGTTGCCATCGCAGCGGCAGCGTAAAAAAGACCTTGATAGTTTTCTTCGGCGTCAACGATCACGCCATCGCCAAACTTCCAATCAAGGACCACGGCTGTGCGGCCAATGCGCCCGATCAGATCGACGTTACCGAAGACGCCCTCAAGACCTTTGACGCCTTCAAACTCAACCTGCACCTCTTGCGCGAACTCCATCGACTGACCAGGATCAATCGCTTCAAGTGCCTGCACGCAAAAGGCGAGCTTCTCGATCTGCTCGTCCGTTAGGTTGTGCTTGGCTGCAACCTCAGGCAACGTCGACGCGCCGAGTAAGTCTTCCATGCACGCGTGCAAGAGCGTACCCTCTGCTGCGTACTTGCTCTCGACCTGCGGTGGCATTTGCTGCACAAGCGCCACCGACCCAGGGCAGTTGATCACACGTTTGGCGGTCGAGCCGCCAACGATCTTAGAGTGATTCAT